ATCATATTTGGGATAATCACGATTGTCGTAATAAAAGAAACGCCCACCAAGCTTTCGCCTAGCACGAGTATACAATTTTGCAAAACCGCCATTCCACTTATTGAATTCACACTGAATCTCCGTAAACGGAGCGGAATCCTTAACACGATTATTAAAATCGCTGAAAATGGCGACTTGCAGCATTCTTTCAGCTGCAGTCGGGGCGGTTATGTTCCTCGCATCAAAGGTTACCAGCTTGCTGATTTTGGTAGGTTCGTCTTTAATAAAAACATTAAAGGGCACATAATCCCTTCCACCATTGGCTATGTACAAAAGTAATTCATAGTAATGTTTTTGGTCGAGGGCAACGAAGTCCTCGAATTTTTCATACTGGGTATTGTATGGAAATCCTGGAAAAGAGGTTTTTGAAACCATAGAAATATTTACATGTCGGCCCACTTTGTGGCCCTGTACATATCTTCCGAATTTCTTCCTCAATTGCTTGAGGAGCCAGTCTTTTGACTGGCCATCACAGCCAAGACGGCCGTTCCGATGTCCTTCAACATCTGACCGTCTTTCTCCGGCTGCGTAGTACTGACTGACACCACGTTCAATCGTTCGGACGTCCCTGAGATTTGGGAATGCGTATTCTGGGAGTTCAATTCCGAACCTTGAGAAGGCTTGACCGACTCTGGTGTTGATTTCGACTTTGCGAAAGAGACCTTCTTTTTCTGGTCTAACCAGGCCAGTTTCTTCTCGATCGCCTCCTCCGACATTTTGTCGGGGTGGTCCGCCGGCAGCCTTTTCTGCCAGGCGAGGAAACGGGAGCGTTTGTCTTTTTTGGCAGACTTCGGGGTAGTAGAATCCCCCGCAGCCAACCCTTCCGCACGTACAAAGGGCGGGATCACCATAGTGCTTCCAAACACTTGGCCAGCCGGGGTACTGTAAAAATTTTCAAGAAAACCAAGCCAATCATTGGGGTCAAGGTCAACCATCGAAGAAAACAAGACAGTAAAGTCAGAGACGCTTTTTCCGCTTAATTCAGCGAAGCGCATGACAAATGCTTTCATCTTGATGGAATCAGACACCTTAC